TCACGGCCTCCCCTTTTTCTTTTTAGGCGTTATTCCCAGCTGATCGGCGTTGTCTCGCAACCAAAACGCAGGCTTCCCACGCTCAAAGGATGCAGAGATGCGGTCGCCATTATCGGCAACCCAGTCAGACAGCCCGGCGGGCACGACCTCCACCATAGGGGTCGCCTCGGGGTCGTCTGGGTCATCCGCTAGTATAGTCGTTGTGTAACATCTGCATTGAGGATGCCACCCTGTAAACTTGAAGTCTTTAGGATAGTCACCTGCGAAGTCATCGCAGATGCAGTGGAAGGTCTTGCCGTTGAGCGTATGGTTCTCGGATAGATGAACACGCACCCCACGAACAAAGTCGAACGTTTGCACTCGCTGGTAGTCCGCAGTGCGGTAGGCGATATTCGTCTCTGTGGCAGTCAGTCGCAGGGCGTTCTTGTACGAGGATCTATATACACCCTGTCCAGGATGATAGGCTGCTGCCGATTGAGATAAGCGCAGTTGTCCGTGCGCGTCACGCACCCTGCGAAATAGTCTCTCGGGCTCTCTGAGGTACGCACGCAGGTCTCGGCTTAGGGCTGCGCTATCCTTCCCCTGCCTTAGCCCTAAGTCCAGAGCCATCTCCATCTCCGACTTCGCCTGCAGAGAAGTACGCCACACACGTCCAGACAAATCCATACCACCCTCCTTTCGTGCGAGGAACGCTGCTAGAGCCTTCTCCCTTCGTGTTGCGGTCACACTCCCACGGATAGCCAGCTCGAGGGCGTCATTCTTTGCATCTGCTCTCCCCCACGCATAAGACACTGCGCTGGTCACCTCAGATAGCATACGCCTCGACAGAGTGCGCACCAGCACATCTGCACGCCTCTTCGTGAGAGGATAGTTGTCAAAGAGGAACGCCCGCTCTTGGTCAAAGTCCACAAGCGTAGCAATTAGTGAGGCTTCGTGAAGCGCCTCCTCGAAGATTGCCAGGATACGCCCTTGCGTAGCGCCTATTCGCTCGGCTATCTCCTTGGCGTAGGCTCGGGCATCTGGGAGGTTGGACTTCTTCGCCATTAGTATCTATACTGCTGAAATGTTACACGGCTTGCCACTATGTCGTTTGGGGCGTAGTCCGTGACCTCCATAGACTGGTAGCGGAGGTAGTAATCTCTCCCCGCTATCCTCCACTGCCCTTCCACACGCTGACGGAGCGACCTACAGAACTCAAGGTGAGAGCGGACGCAATTCACGCCACGCACCCACACCTCCATAGTTATATTGCGCTCCTTCTTCCCAGCGCCCAGCGTAGTAGTAGATGCGTCCTCCGCCTTGCTTGATGCCTCTAACGCCACCTTGCGCTCTGGCTCTGCACGGAGCGTTGTCATATCTGGGGCTACCTTGACACCAAGGCGTGTCCGTAGGTCTTCGGGGGTGAACACCCCCTGCACTACTACTGGCATCCCAAATAGAGGGAGCATCGAGGGGGTGAGCGTTACTCGTTGCCACCCGATGAACGGCTCGTGAGGGGTTACGTGTGAGATAGTCGAAGCCAGCGTAGTCCCCAGCAGGTCGAAGTTGCAGGTGTCCCCCGCGTTGAATAGCTGGGTGGTCTTGACATCTACCACCACCGACAGCGGCTCTAGGTAGATAGGCTCTCGAAGGTCGTAGTCTATGCCGTCACTCTCCACCCAATCTCCAGAGATGCGTGGGGCTTTCGCCTTGGGCATCTGCAGAAACGCCTCTGGGCTTGCCACCTGCACTGTAAGCCGCACGCCTGCTTGTGTAGTGAGCGTTGTTGTCATAAGATGATAGCTGTATCTAAGGCTTGCACCTGCACATCGCAAGAGCTATCAGCGTGGATAGCCACAACGGAGTTGCCTCGTGCGATGACATTAGCATGCACCCCGTGCATCAGAAGAAGAGAGGTTGCGCCCTCCTCCGCTCCATTTGCGTATATAGTCACATCACCTGCACCAGCAATGAAGTAAGCCCCACCGCTAACGGAGAGCAGAGATGGGGCAACCTCGGAGAGGAGCGTCACTGGCAGGCCTGCAAGGTCGTCCCTATGCTCCTCGAGGAGCTCCATAGATGGGAAGCCCGTGGCGAGTGCATGCTCGATACCCCGAGGGTGCAGAAGGTAGTCGGTAAGTTCCGCAGGTGTATATTCCACGCCCTCGGTGAGTAGGCAAGATGGGCGCTTCCCGCTCACCGCCTTGTATATCTGTTGGCTTAGTGTCATCATTCGGCTATCTTGAAGTATAGGCGCGCGCTCACAAGAGATTCTGCTCGCTCGGGGCTTGGCGTTGTAGACACGCCCTCAGCCAATCTGAAGAGGACATCCCCAGTGCTTGACGCACGAAGGGAGGTAGCCCAGTTCGTCAGCAGGCGCTCCAGCTCTGCGCATCTCTTTAGGTTGGTTCTGCGGACGGCTGATGCGCCCTCCATAAAGTCGGGAACATAGATGGTGACACGGACAAAGCCACTCTGTCGCTGGTCTGCCGTAAGGGCGGTAACAGACACTACTGCGTCTTCATCGCTGCTATCTCTCGTCCTTGTTCCCTGTCGTCTCACGCTCCCACTGATAGCATCGGAGAGCGGTGTATCTCGTAGCTGTTCGATGACAGCCGTCTGGACATCCGTTGAGGTGTACATTGTGTTGTGCGGTTGTGGCTACTTGCGTTGCCATTTGAGGTTTAACTTGTCGAGCATCTTAGGCACTTCGACACGTGCGAGGGCTTCTGCGCTGTCGATAACATTGTAGCCCCTCGCTGCTACATAGTGAGCGTAGTGCATACCAGCCACCACCACCAGTACATAGCCAGTAGATGGAGCTTCTGCTATTGCCTTGGATAGGCTACTCTCCCCAGCGGAGCGCCCCGCAGGCTTATCACCCTGCACTGACATCTCACTTACTGGCACTCCATTGTACAGGACGACATAGCCAATCGAAGAGCGCAGGTTTCCCGTGCGGTCGGTGTAGCTGTTAGTCCTATTGTCTCGTGCTTCATTCACGCACTTCTCACCTAGGTATATGAGGTTGCGGACGAGCTGCGCACGCCTCTTGGCTATCTTCTCCTCGATAGCCTTGGCGATAGCCGACAACGGAGCGGTGGTGGTTATAGGCATCGTGGAGTAGCCAAAAACAAGACCTTGCGCACTGCCTTTAGCGGGCGGGCTTCCTTTACAGATAACTCCACTCCATTAAGGAGCAAGCGCTCTGCATCGAGTGCGTCCTCGTCCCACTCTATCAGTACACGATAGCGGATATTGGTGTACGGCTCTCCCTCGGACGTCGCTGCGTTGTCGAACTCCTCGGTGCGCCATTGGCACGGAAGGAACTCTGACCACTCGGGAGCGCCCTCAACAGGGAAGCCGTCGGCATCTAACGCTCCGACGGCTTGGGGAAATGCTATCTGTAAAGCAGCACTATTCGGGAGTAACATCTCTTATCTTTTGAGTAGCGACCCCTTGTATCCGTATCTCCTCTTTGCCTTTGGGTAAAGCGGGTCGGAAGGGTCAAGATACTTGCGGTACACCTTTTCGGCTTCGTTGCGAAGCGCCTCTCTCGTGGAGTATAGGACATCATAGCTGATTCCCTCTTGTGTGACATTTGGCGCACTGGCAACCATCATCAGCACATCGGCTCGGGCGAGTTGCCACGCATCACTGCTGAGGACTTCGCCACATGCCCCGTCATCGGGGTTCAGCCCTCGCCGCTGGGCGAGCAGGCGCACTGCCTGCCCATCCAGCGGATATGAGTGCTGAGAGAGTAGAGACTCTAAGATTGTCATACCTAAGCCTTAGCTTTGGTCTCCTTCTTAGAGCCAGTCGTAGCCGTCTCCGTCTCGATGAGGTAGACTTGGTCGCCACCATCGATAACGGGGATAGCGTGAGCTTGCCCCATCGTAACCTCTGCCATGGGGTTCTTCTCGTGGTAGACAGACACCAGCGTGCCGTGGTCGCCTTCGGTGTAGATGACATCCTCAGCGGGGCGCATCTTCTCGACTGGGTAGACCCACACAAGACGACCGACAACGCTACTGGGGAGGAACACCACGTTGGCGACTTCCCATGGCGCGATAGTCTTGTACTTGCCGTCTGACGTCTGAACACGGAAGGAGCTATCGACCACTCGGACATCTACGCCGAGTTCATCCTTGAGCGCATCGACAAGCACCGAGCGAGATGGCGTGGGAAGGTCAGCCACATTGGCGACGACCGCGCCGCCCTGATAGCGCATAGCCACCTGCTTACCCTCTGCGCTCTTACGGATATTGTCAAGAGCCTTGCGAGAGAGCATAACCAGCTCGGGGCGACCCGTCGTAGAGGCAGCGTCGAGAACAACCTGCATATCTGAGATAGGCGTTGCGCCTGCTTCGCTCCACTTCTTGCCCACCGTGTAAGTGTGCTCCGCAGAGTAGCCGAAGTCCACACGGACGCCATGCCCATCGCTGTCCTCGTCCTTCACCAGCGTCTGACCAGTGGAGAGCCCCTGCAGGAACATCACCTCCTTAGCGACTTCGATACCCTTTACACAGAGGTCTACATCGGCGAGGAGCTTAGTAGCAATCTGCGCCTCTGCACCCCCGACTGCCTGCGCATTGAGGAGGTCGCGGATTTCGCTCTCCCTCTTGCGGAAGGAGATGCCAATCTTGGGGATTTTGCCAGTGGCACGAGCGAGGCGGGCACGGCTCTTGAGAGGCAGGGGAGAGTCCATCGCCACGACATCTGCGGAGACCACAGAAGTGGAGAGCGAGGCACTGTCCCATGAATCCTTGAGAGACTGCTCAGAGGTGAGCATCACCTTGTACAGGAGCTTAGGCTGCTTGTCCTCGGGCGTATCGTTGATGCGCTGGAGGATTTTCGCCATCCCCATCTTGAGGTACTTATCGTAGTACTCCTTGAAAGTTGTTAAAGCCATATCTAAATAGGATTAGGTTAGAGATTAGATAAACTCGATGCGGGGTAGCGCCGTCTTCACCACCTCAGAGATGGTGTAAGGCGAAGCGGAGGCACGCACCTGCCCGATGGTCATAACAGGAGCAAGCTCACCGCCATTTACCATCACATCGGCATTGAGTACACCCACGGGGGTCTTATCGCCAAAGGCGGAGTAATCGGCGCCAGTAACTCCAGCGGCGTAGTACTTGCCATCCTTGAGGAGGACAACGTGACCAGCACGCACGACAGATACGCCCGAGAGGAGCGAAGTGTCGAGGGCTACACCCGAGGGGATACCTGCGAGATACTTGGTGATTACGATAGAGCTGTTGCCGTCACCGACTACCGCCTTACCAGTCATAAGATCTGTCATAGCTATCTTGGTTTTATTGGTTAGTTACTTACTTAGTTCACCCCAGTGAACGGGTCGAGGATAGCACCACTCTTGGTGAAGTAGAACGCCTTGACATCCGCCGTATCCTTTGCGAGGACGGCATCAGCCTTCACCTTGTACGCAGCGCCCTCCTCCGTAGACCATGCTGGCGATACCGAGATATTCGCCATAGGGATATAAAGACCTGCCGTATCAGGATCTTCTGGAGTGATGACGATGCTTGCAGCGTCCCCCTTGAGGAGCTTAGGCAACGCCTCACCCTTGAGGATGAACACTTCTAGCTCGAGGGTATAGGAAGGTGCACTGCGTCGAACGTCAAGCGTTACGCCACCTTCTCCCTTAAGCTCCTTCTTTTCGCCTTCTGCGCTCTCGAACTTCGTAGAGTTCTCCTTTACAGAGGCGAGGGTCTGTAACCCAGTCGTGGGGATTGTCTTACCCGTGGCGTCAACGGCGCCAATCTTTATAACAGGCTTACCCCATGCAGCTTTTGCCATAGTTAAGTTGGTTAAAGTTGGTTGGAATGTTAGATTTTCCCGAGGCTCGGGTTGTCGTGAAAGAGCTTCTCTACATCCTCTGCGGTAGCTTCAGAGCCTGCTGGAGAAGGCATCGGAGTTCTCGGGGTTGTGGCTAAGCCTCTTGTCTTCTCCAAGTCGATAATGCCTTTCACCTCTTCCCCGATACCAGCGGTTAAGGAGTTAAATTCATCGTCTGACAAGTCGGAGTACTTGATGCGCTTGTACCCACTTTGTAGATGCTCGGGGAGGTCACGGATGAGTGCCTCAAACGTAGCCCTTCGGGCATCTACCACCTTCGACTTCTTGAGGGCTTCGACCTCTGCACGCAGAGCGTTGATAACGCCCAGTGTATCATCGTTGCCATCTGTTGCCGTTGGTGTTGGCGTTGGCTCGGGTGCGTCGATCGTCTTACCATCTCGCAGGCCGTGCTTTTTTTCATAGTTCTTTATTGAGGTCGTCGCAGCTTCGTTGGCTCTGCGATCTTCCTCCTTTGTCGTCTCCAGTGCGAGCTCCTTGGCTGCCGCTTGGATAGCCTCCTCGCCTGCGTCTGGCATCTGCTTTCTCAGCAGTTCTGTAATCACGTCTAAGTTCATAGTTATCTACACGTTAGTGATATACACATATATACCAAATTACACGTATCAAACTACAAACACGCACAAAAAAAAAGAGTGAGGAGACCGAAATCTCCCCGCTCTAAATGTCACCCAAGCGCAATGATGCCTACTTGGGCTACGTAACGTAAGCCACGGGCGGAGACAACCGCCTCGCTGGCTCTACAAAGGTAGCTAATCTTTTGATACCACCAAATGCTACCCCCTCCGAGTGAGGGCAAGGGTGAGCTTAGCGATATGCTCCTGCTGTTGCTGTATGATAGCCTCCTTGGCTAAGAGGAGCGCCCTAAGCTCGTCAAGGTGAGGGATGAGGCGGTCTACTCCCTCGGGGGTGAAGGGCAAGCCCTCGCCCGTAGTTAGCCACTCTTCAGACAGCTCGGGGAACACCCCTCTAATCACGTCAATGTCGTACACCTCACGAAGTCGCCACTGACGCAGTCGCTCTCGTGAGATACCAAGGATAGTCGCAAGCCCTGCATCAGTAGACGCACCAGCATAGGTGCGCAGCGTGTCCAGCGTAGCCTGCATATTTTCATTCTTTACACTTGCCATATCGTATATATTTTCCGTTCTTCTGCAAAGGTAGTGAAAATATATTGAATGAATAGCTTGTATATCTGTGAATATGACTATATATAAGTGTGTGTAATTATTTTCACTAAAAATTTTGTGGTGTGAAACATTTGTCTTATCTTTGTAGTGTCAAAGGGCAGAGAGCCACGAGACACGTAACGTAAACAAGACAAGACAATGAACAAGAAAATCAACGACCTTCACATTTGGTGGGTCTTCGTAATCGCAGACAAGCTCTCAACCGCTTCACGCAAGCGCCTTGAAGCAAGAGGCTTTTCATCATCGGCATTCTCAAAGTCGCTCAAGCGACACTGCCCCAGCCTGCAGAAGGCAAAAGAGATGCAGGCAGAAGTGCAGACTTGCTTGCGAAAGGGTGACCTCGTAGAGACACTACTTATCACCGACAAGCAGTTTGGTATGATGACCACCGCATTCGGACACTAACCACCAACAAGTAAAAGCGAAGCCCCCGCACCGCAAGGTGTAGGGGCTTTCTTTTTAGCCTGTACCATCCCCGGTGCAGGCGTAGAGCAGGGAGCGGGCGCAAAGCCCCGAACGACTCTTTGTGACTATATGAGTGCCTCAACTTTGGACATTTGCAACATCCATTGGTATAACAACTTAGTGCATTCCACCGCCCGCCAATAGCCACATTTTGGGCTATCGTTTGGACAGACCTTAGACAATTACAGACCCCGCAGTAGCGGCAGCCACAACCTGCGAGATACCCACGCACCGAGGGCGATGGCAATAGCGAGGAGTGGCGCAAAAGCCTTGAGGCGCATTGACTGCCACGCAGTGAGCTTGGCTGGAACTTCGACGCGTCTTGTAATGGTCTGCACTATACGCACGCTATCGACACGACCAGCGTTGATAGTATCGTGTACAAATCTCTCGCGGTTGCGATACACGACCTTGTCCTTGTAGATGGTATCGCCCGCCATGCGCTCTGTGACATACACGCTGTCGCGGATATACACGCTATCCAACCTCCAGCGATCACGCCACTCTACTCTCCCACGCCACTCCGTGCTGGTGTGCTCGATCGGGAGCACACGTGGCGAGCAGGAGGTCAGGAAGTAGCCCAGCAGAGCAACGGCTATAATCACAAGGAGCGTCTCACACACGCTCAGTCTATTTGTTTTCATCGTAAATCTGTGTAAATGCTTTGTCGGGTAGCCACAGCTTGCTACCTTTGTAGGAGAGAGGCGCTGGGGCTGGAGATTGGCTTTCAGATTTCGTCATCATTTAATCCTATCCAGCCCCTTCCTCTCATGCGCCCTGCCGATTGGTGGGGCGCACTTATTTAGGGCTGAGCCTCGCCTGCCTCAGCTTCCGCCTTGGCCTTAGCTTCGTCCTCAGCCTTCCACTGAGCCTCTAAGGCTCGGGCTTCCTCCTCGGGCATCAGCTCGTAGAGGTGCGCGTCTTGCCTTGGACATCGCACGAGGTAGCCTACGCTACGTCTCTCACGGCTCACGACCATTTGCCCCTTGGGGGCTTTAATCCTCACTGAATGCGAACGTTTCATAATCAAGTTGTTAAAGGTTATTTATAGTTAATCGTCCAGCCCTTGTCGCTGGCCGTATCTCCGAGGTCTCCCAGCTCTTCCTCGTGCGCGTCGAGGAGCGCACGACTTAGGTCGATGCGCTTGCCGCTAACCGCCTGTGCATTATCGATGAGATAGCGCACGCTCTCCAGTGAGAGGTTTGCACACGCGGAGAGGTCGAGGTCTACCTTTATCCCCTTGACACGCACCTCCTCAAGCGACGAGCACCCTTGAAATGGAGCGGCTACAGCGGCTGCACTTGACAAGTCGATAGTCCCAGTAACTCTACGGAGACTTGAACAGTTGAAGAATACGTAGGTGAAATTGGTCAGCTGACCACCCGAAAGATCTATTGATACATCTTTGAGGCTGGCGCACCCAAAGAAGAGACTCGATACATTGGTCGCCTTTGGCGCCGCTCCGATGGCTACACTCGTCAGGGAATAGCAACCTGAGAATGCACTTGATATGTCGGTCGCATTTGTGAGTGCTCCCAGCGATACCTCTGTGAGAGATCCGCACGAAAACGCGAACGACGACAGATTGACCGCCACACCAACATTCTCAATGCTCGGGAGACTTTTCAACGCCCTGTTTTGCGCGAAGCAATAATCAAGGATTGCTGGCTTGTATCCGTCTGAAATCCTCATCGGAGGAAGCGACTCATCAACATATCCCAAAAATTGCTGGCGTTTAAAGATGGACATTGTTACAGCCTGCTCCTTCATCCCCTCCACCGCCTTAATCGTGTCTACCAGCGGGGCATTCTCATCTATCGTAGCGCCCTTGCTTGCGAGCGTCTTGTTGAGCTGTCGGAGCTTGCCCTTGAGGTCGAGCACCGCCTCCTCGGCTCGTTGCTTACTGCTCTTCTGTTCCATATACTACTGCCTTGATTAGCTTAGCGAACGAGCCAATGGTATCCGACCACTCCTTCCTTGATAGCTTCGGATTGTCGTCTGTCTCCTGAAGGTAGACTTGATAGGCGTCATCGCCCTTGTCGCCCTTTGCCCCCTTGAGGCTGGCGAGCCAATCAGCCTGCGAGCCTTGGTAGCCTCCTGCCTTAGCAAGCTCGTAAGCACTCTTACCCGCTTCGCCCTTGAGGCTCTCCAGCCACGCCTCACGTGAGCCTTGATAGCCCCCAGCCTTGGCTACCTCGTAGGCATCCTTGCCGTCTGAGCCTCGCAGGGACGCAAGCCACGCCTGCTCATCACCCACGTAGCCATTGCGAACAGCTACCTTGTATGCGCTATCTCCGTCCGCACCCTTGAGCGATGCTATCCACTCCGTGAGGCTACCTTCGTAGCCCTCGGACTTGGCGAGCTGGTAGGCGGATAGCCCAGTAGCCCCGATGAGCGTCTTTAGCCACTCTTCACGGCTACCAGTATAGCCCGCCTTCTTGGCGACTTCGTAAGCGTCTGCCCCGTCCTTACCGACAAGGCTTTTCAGCCACTCTTGGAGCGTGCCTTGGAAGCCATTCTCCACGGCCAGCTCGTAAGCGGACTTGCCGTTACTACCTCCGCCTGCTCCACCCTTAGGTGTAAGGCTCTTTGTCCATTCTTCCTCTGTGCCTTGGTAGCCGTGCTTGACGGCTATCTCATAGGCGCTCTTGCCGTCCTTGCCTTTCAGCCCCTCCAGCACGTTAGCAGTGACCTTGACGGGGGTCTCGTTGCTCCCGTACTTCGTGACGCTGCAAAGAGGCACTACTATCTCGTAGTCGTGGTAGCCATCGGCGTAGGCTTCGTCGGGGATGCGCCCAGTAGCGGTGAGGGTGTACACGCCTAAGCCCAGCTGTCGTGTCACCTCTGCCGTGACCTCTACCACCAGCTTCTTGTCCTCAATGGTGTGCGGGATGGTGGCCATCCCAGCTCCGCTCTCGCTTGCCACCTTTACGCTCAACTCCTCCAGCTCCGAGGGGTCAAGCACCTCGCCCGAGGGCTGTTTGACCAGCTCCACGGGTATTCGCTTGTCCGTGCCACGTTGCACCAGCTGGAGCGTCTTGCCTTGCTCGCTCTTACTTCCAAATGGTCGCATATAGTTATGTTTTGGTCGGGGTGGTTGGTTGCAGTGGCAGGCGGCCACCCCTCTACCGCCCGCCCTGCTGTTTAGTTCAGTCGCTTGTAGCCCTTGCCGTCATACTCCAGCACCTCGCCTCGTGGCCGTCGTGTGGTCGGAGCTATTGACACGTGTATCCACTCGCTACGCCCCTTGGGGTGCTCCCATATCAGCTGGTCGAAGCCCCCATGATCCCAAATGATATGGAGTAGCTTCTTCAGTAGCTTTCGGTCGTGGGGTACGATGTCTGCAGCCTGCCCCATAGTGTGCTGGCTTTCGGGCTTGCCACCTACGGCAGCATTAAGACCCTTGTCCCCACCCGAGCGGAAGCCCGAGGTGACAATGATAGGACGCCCCAGTTCCTCACGGATGCCGTCAAGATACTCCATGAGCATATTGAGGTACATGATCTGATCCTTGTTGGGGTCGTTGGGGATACCGAGGCGAATAGCCGTACCGCTGTGCGTCATCTCGGAGAGGGAAAAGTACTTGCTCATAGTCGTGTCAGTTAAAAGCCACTGCCTCCTCGGTCGTTGAGTTCCTTGCGGAGCTTCTTCATCTCCTCATCGTCAAGCAGGGTTGAGTAGGCACTGCGAAGCCTGCGCAAGCTCTTCACTACGTTCTGTGTGTCGTTCTTCGGGCTGTTCTCCCAAATGCTAAGCCCCTCGGTGGCGATGAACACCAGCGCAAGGACAACAGACACCCACGGCACTTCGGGCAGGTGGAAGAGTTGCCACACGTCTGTGATGAGGAAGAGCATATCAGCGAAGCCAGCCACGATGAGGAACACGTAGTACCATAGGAGTTTACCGAGGAGCGTACGGATGCCCCAGCTATTCAGCCGTGGGGAGAAGCGTTTTGCCACCTCGTCCAGCGTTCCGTGCGCTGTACCCTCCTCAATAGCCTTGCGGGCTTGGTCTCGTGCGAAGCGCTTATCTCTGCGTATGGCTGAATTGGTGTCAAGGATGCTGGCGAATAGCACCCCGACATAGCAAATCAGCACGACGACAGAAGCCAGCGTAATCTCCCCCTTGCCGAACACGGAGAAGTCGAAGTACTCTGTAATAATCATAGTCTCTTGGTCTTGGTTGGTTATGGTTTGTTGGTTAGTAGTTGTCGCCTATGATGGTGAAGGAGAAGTCAACGTCGTACGGCGCATTAAGAAGATGCGTGTAGACCTCAAATGAGTTGGCGGTCAGATTGCCGTACTTCGCACTTGAGCGTGAGTCTCTCCCCGCATCCATGAAGAACAAAGCATATCGTGTGTGCCCGAGGTTGTGCGTGACGAGGAACGTACCACGCCCAGTGCGTCTGATAGTCATCCCGTCGGCACGTGCGCCATACTTGTACTCAAAGGATCCGCTCCCAGCGCTCACACGCCCCCCAAGAAGGATACCCGAGGTGTCCATAACGCCCTTCACACGCAAGCCCCCTGCAACCTCCAGCATCACGTTGCCTGCGTTGCGGATAGCACCACTCACAGCATCCACGTAGGGCAGGCGTGAGCGGTCTGCGTTGATGTAGTACTCTGCGTTGTGGAAGACGAGGAAGCCCGACTGCGTGAGGTATGTGCCTCTATCTCGCCTGCTGTCTGAGGTCACACGGATGTCCGCACGCACATTCAGCTGGCTCCCCCTATCCACATAGTCCCCACGGAAGATGAGGTAGAACGATAGCGAGCCGTCTGGGTTGACGTTGCCCGAGAATGAATATGAGCCACCAGCGGGGGATAGACGTTCCTCGGGAGAGTAGGCGGGATAACTTGGGTAAGGCGATGCACTCACTGCAAGGAAGCCCTTACTTGAATGTCCATAGCGCACACGCCCGATGAACGTGAGCCTAACGTCGACCTTTGACGAGGCTGTGACGTATCTCCCGAGGTCTTGTGGCTGGATGATAACCTCTACTTCCTTGGCGTTTGGCGCTCTGTGATATAGGATGTCGCTCCCGTAAAGCCCCGTCAGTTTAACCTCGGGGAGAGCGACGACCACGTCCTCTGTCAGCTTCCCTCGGCTTATCACCTTGAGGTCAGGGTGCGTGTCGCCAATCTTCACTGCGTAGGGGTTCTCAATGTCGGGGCTATCTCGGTAGCGGTAGTTCTCAAGGTAGAGGTGTGACCCCGCTGCGCCTTGCCCCTGCGGGTGGCGAATATGGAAGTACCCGAAGTCTGCGCTCCCGTCGTGGTGGATAGCCGTTTGGTACGTCTCGTTGCCCTCTTCTAAGCCCTTCACGCCCGCTGCGAGGGCAGGCGCTCCAGCCTTACCGCTGATGTAGGAGCGGATCTTACCGCTCGTATCCTTAGCCCCGATAAGCGTACCCAGAACTACACCTCCCTGTATCTCCGTAGTACCCTCATGGATAGCTTCGTGAAGGTAGTCCGAGGGGTAGGGCTTCGTCTCCCCGTCGGGGTGGCGGAACTTAATCTTGTCACTCACGATTTCTCCCGTATTTAGGTTAATGGTTGTGCTTCCGTCAGCTGATGCGATGCGCTCCGTGCGTATCTGGCTGGGCAGTATTTCAGTGAAGCCGTAGAGGTGAGAGAAGGAGCGCGCGCCAGCCTCGTCTGCGGAGGAGAGCAGGCCGAGAAGAAGGCACGTTGCTGAGCCGTCGTTAAGCTCTCGGGGGTTAGTGTCCACCACGAACGCCCCAGTGAGCGAAGCCCCTACCCCATTGTTGCATCGTGCGTATATGTAGTAGGACTTATTAGGGTCAGAGAGCGCAGGCGTGCGCATCTCTGGGAGCGTCCATACCTTCCCCGCATTAGGCTCAGAAGAAGAGAGCGTGCGTGAGGGGTTGTACAGCCACTCTATCTGCCCAGCTGGCAAGCGCAATACCTGCGTATCCTTGTTGTACTCCGGCGTCCAGTTCGCAGGGGTCTTGAAGCGCAGTTGCGTCTGTGGGTCGCCTGCGATGAGCTGCATCGTCTTAATCGTTGCAGGGCTGATAGATGAGGAGAAGCGCTCAGCAGTCGCTCGTGCTATCTGCTCCGATGCCTCCAACGCCTGCTTATAGTTGCGTGAGCCTTCTTGTCGCACCTCCTTCACTGCCTCCTCCTGCCGTGCGCCATCTTGGCGCATCTGCTCTATAGTCGTGAGGATGGATGAAGCGGATACCCCAGTACCCAATTCAATCTCTGGTGTTTCTGGGCTGATGAGATAGTCCTTGATACCAGTGATGCGCAGGTCTACTCCGTAGGGGATTAGCTCAGGGTCGGACAACCGAACGTACCCACCGAGGCGGATAGCACCGCCCCTGTTCGTCCAATCCTTTTTCGCCCATAGTCCGTCAAGGTCGGCACGATAGACGTATGGGTGCTGTGTAGCTTCGTGTAGGTGCTTGAGCGCACGGCGGAGCAACTCCCATTCTGCACCCGTCTTAGTATTGTTATCACGTATGTAAGGCGCAGGGAGCTCCACGGAAAACACTGCGTACTTGTCGCCAGCCTTAGCGATGTACGGAGCTCCGGGCATCCATACCCCGTCTACCTCCTTACCGATGATGGTAAAGCGTCTATCCTTATGTGTGTACTCAGCTTCGAACGTCTGCCCAGCGAGCATACCACTTTGGAACGCAATGGTAAGAGGCTGGTTAGGGATAAGGCACTGGGTATAGTCCAGTGTGGCAGGTATAGATGTGTCGGTAAAGGCAAACAAAGGGTGCTTATCCTTCGTCTCGCCCTTGACCTGCTCAAACGTCGTCACGCTACCCACTCGAGAGGGGTAGATGTCGGTAGCGTCTAAGCTACCCTCGCCACCCGTGAGCCCTTCCGTCTGCACTCGCTCCACATAGTCACCATTTGGGCTAACCAAGTATAGCGCCTGCGTTCTTGTATTGTATCCTGCTTCTCCTGCGAACCTATCCCCGTCAAAGAATACGGATTCGCTCTTAGGCATATGCAGTGTCTTTGAGCCGTACCTATCGTGGCGGATGTTGCGATCTGCCCCCCGCACATACAGACGCTGGATAAGGGTCTGGCGCTGGTCGTTCTCACGCTTCAGCCCCGACTTTAGCCCCTTATCCTTCCCATAGGCAAGGGGTAGCGGGCTGGTGGCGTTCGCCTCAATCTTCCCCAGTCTGATAGCCTTGCCCTCTGCCACCCACTCGGTGTCGAAGGTCTTAGCAATAAGCCCCAGCGCACTAAGGCAGTCCGTATGGTCGTAGCTGATGAGCTTCTCGGGAGCGTCAAGGCAAGACGCAATAGTCCACTTCTCCGCCTCGGTGTCCGCACCACTCGCTGCATCAATAAGCATTCGCAGATGCTCCTCGGGCTTGGCAGTGAGATTGAACTTTACCGCCCCATCTGTGCGGTGCTTCATTCGCCACAGGCGCAGGCGCTCGCAGGGCGCACCCAGCGTTAGTGAATGGTGATAAGACTTGTCGTTATGCTTCGTGATAACAGCAGGGGATAGCAGTGTGTAGGTAGCTCCCTCGAAGCGAATAGTAGCCCCCACGGGGATAGTCGTAAGGCGGTCAGCTACAAACGTGAGGTGCACTCTGTCCTCCCCCGAAATCTTCCTGTATCGGTAGCTCGTGTCCTCGGGGGTAACACTCGTTAGCGGTCGCCCATTGACGAAAAATGTAATAGTCATAGTCAGCTCGGTTGGTTAGTATGATGCTTCGCTCGCTTCGTACTTGCGCTCCTCCCTGATGTCGTCGAGCGTTCTGTCAGGGTCGCTCGTCCAGTTGAGGAAGGCGATGCCATCACGCTGGGAGATAAGCCCAGCGGAGAGCGCCTGCGCAATGTTCTGTATAGTGTCCTTTTCGTCTGAAATCTCGAAGGGCTGTATCTCTACCTTCGGGACGATGCTCATAAGAGCCTCGGCAAGGTCGGGACGCATCACCGAAGCAAAGGAGCGAAGCACTGAAAGCTCACGAAGCAAGAATACCTCCAGCTCGCCAGCTTCGTCTAGCACCTTGAGCTTCGCATCAATGTAGAGCTGCTTACGGCTCTCGCCACTCATTGGCGTGCTTTTCATCTCGCTATGTGACCAGTCGGGAAGCTGGAGCGAATCGAAGAACGTACTGCGCAGTGTCTGATAGTGGAACTTTAGGCTTTCTGGCGCACCATCCCACGTGACGTACTGCATGCTCGAGCCCTTGGGAAGCTCAAAGATTGAGCGGAACTCGCTATCACCATCCTTTTCGTAAACCCCTTCCTCGTCTTCCTCCTCGACTTCCTTGTCGTGGATTACCGCTAGGAGGGGCTTTGCGTTGCGTCGAAGGTAGTTCCCGTTTCGAGATAGAGAGAACTCCATTTCATCCACGTTGCTCGACATATCCTCCCACGCTGGCGCAGGGCGGTAGATGTACACCGCTGGTATCTTGTCCAGCCCATGAGATGCACGGCTCTCCAGTCGCCACTCCTTGCCGTCAGTTGCATAGATGATGCGCTCTCTGTCCGTCAGCGTCTCGAGGTATATAGCACCACCCGAGCTATACTGCACCGAGAGGGCGACAAGGTCACCGAACGCATCGAAGAGCGGGAAAATCTGATGCCCATCCATTGGGCTAAATGTTCGCTGTCGCAGCGTCACGATACTACTAAAGCCGTAAGCGGTCGTTGACTTCTCGACTGCGTGCCAGATGGTAGCCACCTCGCAACAAGCGAAGTACTTCCTCCCTCTGGTGCGGTTGAGTGCGTCGATACGCAGGGCGTTGTACAGGCGCTCGATGAGCTTGGCTGCCTCCTTCTGCTTGTCGTCGTCCGCAGTGTAGCTTCTCGCCACTGGGGTAGCAAAGCAAAGCTCCGCAGTACGAAGAGCTGCGAGCTTCTGAAAGGGGAGAACAACACGTGTAACCTTCTCCTCCTTGTTCGCCTCCGTGATGATGTCGGGATACTTTGACTTGCTAAGGACTGCATGCTCCCGAGGGTCATACGCCTTTTTCAGCTCTTCCCACGGGGGTACTATGATGTCCTTCCTTTTGAGAGCTTCTACCGCATCGCCTGCAGGTAGCTCTAAAATCTCGGCTATATTCTTCAGCTCCATATACGTAGGTTGTTGGTCTTACGTATAGTTACGAAAATAAAGGGAGCGAGGTAGAAAACTGCACCCTTTTACCTGCTGATTTATAGCGCATTTGACCGACTGAGCAATACGCAAGAGAGCCACCCCACGCTGGTAGGACGGCTCTCTATTCGGTTGGATTGGCTAGTCTTTGAGCTTTACCCCTCGGGTCTGAATGTCTGACATGCCACGCTGGAGCGCCTGCACGTCCTCCCTTATCCCCTTTAGGTGAGAGGTGTTGTCGTTGATAGCTGCGAGGTGTCGGAGCTGTTCGCCAGCAATAGAGTAGAGGCCACGTACGTCGCTCTGTATCTCGCTTGTGAGCCCCTGCATCGAGCGTAGTAGTCCGTTGTTCTCATCTACACTCTCTTGCGAGGCTTGGGCTATACCCCTCTTCGAGGCTTGGCGGTCAGCCTGCGAAGCCCCCAGTGTGTCGGTCAGCTGCTCCTGCACGGCCTTCATCGCTGCGGTATATGCTGGTACAACCTTTGCGCCTACCTCCTTCATATCTCGGGTAAGCGAAGTCGTGAGATTGACTACCGCCTTAGGGTCAAAGCCCACGGCAGAGAACTTAGCCTTGTAGCGGTCGTAGATGTCGAGTATAGGCTTCATTAAGAACTGCTCGGTGAGTTGCTTCTTAACGATGTCACGCATAATGTCGCCTACCTTTCTGTTGAACGCCTCGGCAGCATCCTCCCCACGTTCAAAGGCGGAGGCGATAGCATCCCCCAGCTCGTCAGCCATCTTGGAGAAGTCGCCACCCAGCACGTCCTCGGTGAGCTTATTGATGACTTCGCTCTGCTTCTCGCCCAGCTCCGCCAGCTTGCGCCTATACTCATCCACCTTGCCTGCGTCCGTCTTTTTCTTCTTCTGCTCCGCATTCATCTGCTGGGCTACCGCCAGCTGTTGCTCGCTCATCGCCTTTAGCTGCGCACGTGCGTTGCTGTACTTGTCCGCCCCGATAGCTTTGTTCGCAGAGTAGGCCACCTTCTCGTATACTGCAGAGAGCCTGCTGGCGGCTTCCTCGGTGCGCCTGTTGAGGTACGCCACTACTGAGCCAATGTCGGAGATTGTACCCTTGTACTCCCCGACCTTACTTCTCGCACGCTCGAGGGCTTCGGTCACCGCTTCGTAGCTATTCACCACACGCTCCAGCTGCATAGTGCTTGAGTGGTCTACCTCCCACTGCAGAGTGTCTATCCTACCCTGCAGTGCCTTTATCTCCTCGTCTCGCTTGCTGTCGTTGTTGAATAGGTTAGCTATCGTCTGGGCTACCTGCATAGCAGCCGAGATGACCGCAAGGATAACCGTTGCACGCTCTACCGTCTTCATCGCCGTTGCACTAGCCGTGGCGGTCGCCTGCATCGAAGTAGCGGACGTCTGAGTGAGTTGCAGTATAGAGTTGATAGCACCGAATGCTCCAGTAGCGATAGAGCCTACACTCTTGAGGAGCTTCCCAGCTGTACCGCCAACCGCCTCGCCCAGCTCATCGAAGCTCTTAGTGCCCTTGTCGATGATGTCGGAGAGGTCTTTCCATTGCCTAATGGTTCGTGCCTGTGGTGCAGCCTTGTCTCTTGCCGTTGCCTTCTCGAGAGCCTTGGAGAGAGCGTCCACCTTGGCACGTGCCTCCGCAATGCTTGCACCATCTACCCCAGAAGCCCCGCTAAGTGCTTCTAGCTGCTCCTTCGCCTGCTCCAATGTCGCCTGCAGTTGCTCCAGCGAGAGTGTCGCTATCTGCTCCATCCACGCCTTGAATGCTTCGGAGCGTCCTGCAAACTCGCTGTCAATAGCAGAGAGGGCTTCACGCTCCTTGCGGTTGAGCTCGTCCTCATTGCCCCGCCCCACCCCATCGTGGTAGGAGGTGCGTCTACCCTCGGCATCATGCAGATAGAGGGCTTCACGCCTGCGGTCATACTCCTCTGCGACCTTAGCCCTCCGCTGTTCGTAGCTCTCTGCCCCGCTGATGAGCTTCTCCCAGTGTTCTCTCTGCTCCTTTAGCTCCGCCTCTCTGTGGATGCGCTCCTGCTCTGCAAGTAGAGCCTTTGCACTCTCCCCGAGATTACCCTTATTGTACTTCGTTGGGTCGAACACTTCGCCCTTATCCTTGGCTTTGGGGTTAGCGGCTTCCCACTTCTTTCGCTCCTCGGTGCGCAGAGCCTCGACAAGCTCCGCCTCTTGCTTGATGCGTGCCGCCTTGCGCTTCTCCGCATTGAGCTTGAGTACCGCTTCTTCCTTCTCCCATCCGTCAGCCATCGTGGCTACTCGCTCCTCCTGTTGCTTGAGCAGTCGTTGTCGTTCGTCCTGCGCCTGCTTCTCTTCGAGGAGCTGTAACTCTACCGCACGTTGCTTGCGCTCTGCCACCTCGTGCTGGGTGTTCTTCTTGGCGGCGCTTGCACCGCCTGCACCCCTGCCCTTCTTCGGCTTGAGGCTGTTCCCTGTAAGCGTTTCGTAGGTCTTGGCATACTCTTCCTGCTGCTTCTTAAGCCCTTCGATAGTCTTAGCCTCTTCTCCAGCTCTTATACTGGCATCCTTGCCCGCACGTATCTTGGCGATTTGCTCGCTGGCACGCTTGTACCCTTCCGCTGCCTTCTTCGCTGCTTCGGCTACATTGCCCTGCGCCTTCTCCGCCTTAGTGGCGGATACCTCGATATCTCCGTATAGGGCGTTGATCTCCTTGATGCGCGCCTCCTTGCTATCCTTAGACAGACGGAGCTTGTACACCGCATCGTTGAAGTCATACACAGAGCCTAGAGACTCGCCAGCTGCGTCCATCTTCCTTCGGAACTGCTGAACAAAATCCTTGCTAAAGCCACGCCCGCTCTCGATAGCTGCGCGCACTTGCGCAAACTGCTTGTCTCCAACTTCTGCACCGTATGCCTTCTGGAGTTTATCACGCACCTCCTTTAAGAGCTTCGCATCCTTTTCATAGGAGCTATCCCCGAGGTCTTTTATCGCCTGCTCTCTGTGGCGTGCCATAATGGACTTACGCACCTCAGTAGTGAGTGCAGTATAAGCACCAGCAAGGTCGTTCACCTCGAGACGCTCCTTCACAAGCGCACTAACCGCTTGCGGGGCTTTGGCTATGAACTCCTGCTTCTTCTCGTTGTACTTAGACAGAGCTTCGTTATGCTCCTTTTGGCTCTTAGTGCCATCCTCGGTAGCCGTCTTAGCCTCCTTGAGAGAGCGGTAGAGGTCGTCGATTACCGCCTTTTCCCCCTCATACTCTCTCACCGCCTCGGTGTGGCTCTCCTTGAGCTTGCGTGTCGCCTCCTCGGCTGCCGTCTCATAGGTCACCAGCTCGTAGATACCATACGCCAGTGCAGCAACTGCGGCAGCGGCTAAGGCGTAAGGGTTCGCCATAAGCACCGCATTAAGTCGAGCGGTCACCCCCGTAAGCGTTGTCTTTGCTGCGGAGAGTACCCCCGTGGCGGTAGCCTCTGTCGTCTTGCTTGCCGTGGCAATGGCGTTGAGTTGCGCCTCTGTGATTGTAACACCTACTGCGGCTTGCTGTGTCACCAGTTGCTTACGCAGTGCAAGCGTGTAAGCCTCCGTGCCAATGGTAAGCCCCTGCTTCTGCACCATCGCAAGGCTCTCCGCACTTAGCAGGGCTTCAAGGCTTCGGGCTTCCGCCACCCACGCAGAGGCGGAGCGTGCCTTGTCGAGGGCTGCGGTAGCCATGATTACCGCCTTGTAAGCACCAACAGCGGTGACCGCTGCGAATATAGCCTTAGTAAGCACCTCCCAATTCTCTACGGCGGTGGTAGCAATTCCGATACCCGCACCGATGATACCCTCGGTGCGCTCGCCCATCTGGTTAAGCATCTGCTCGTAGGCATCAGAGAGTGTTCCCAGCTGACCTCGGAGCGTCTTGCTCTGCCCCTCGAGGTTGCCATAGAACAGACCACCCGCACTCGTTGCGCTCTGCAGTGCTCCTTCTACCATCTCGATAGAGATAGCACCTTCCTCCATAGCCTTCTTGAGCTCCGCCATAGACTGCCCAGTGGTGCGTGAGATTTCCGCAAGAGGATTGAATCCTGCGTTAATCATCTGGTTGAGGTCTTGCCCCATTAGACGCCCAGTGCTACTCATTTGAGAGAAGGCGAGGGAGAGGCTTTGTAGCTTATCGCCAGAGCCACCCGATATGTCGCCTAATTGCTTGATGATAGGCACGACCTTACTCCCCTCAATCCCGAAGGACAGCATCGTCTGTGAAGCACGGACAAGGTCGCTCAAGTCCATAGGCGTCTCCGCTCCGAAGCGGGTAAGCTCGCTTAGCATCTCCTTTGCCTTTGGAGCAGAGCCGAGGAACGTAGTAAACGAAGCCTCGAAGCCTTGGAACTCCGCGCGTGTCTGAACGATGCTGCGAGCAAAGCCCAGTAACGCTGTCGTCCCGAAGGTCGCCGCTATCGTCTGCCCTACTCGATAAAACGCCCCCTCCATCTGCGAAACAGACGCCTCGATAGGCTCGGTCTTTTCCACCACACCATCGAGGGCGGTAGTGATCTCCTTGCCCATCTTGCCAATAGCTGGGGTGAGCGTGGAGAGCTTCTTGTCCATACTTGCGAGAGCTGCGCCTATGTTGTTACCTGCAGTCGTGGCTGCCGTGGCGACCTCTCCGAAGCCCTGCGACATCTTGGCGGTGAGTGCGTCAATGTCCGTGCCTGCCTCGGTAGCCTTCTTGCCTATCCTCCCGAACTCTTGTTGCAGCTCTTGGCTCTTGGCTTTTGCTTGACTATCGTCCAGTGTGACCTTGAAATCAAGCCCGCCATCTATTGGGGTATTGCTCATAAGTAGAAATCCTTTAAGTCATCGTTCGTTAATGTCGCTGCATCCTTGACCTCCTCAGCTGGCTTGCTGTCCTCCTTGTAGCTTGGTGCGGTGGCAAGGTAGAGCACTAGGTTTTGGTAGCTCATCTTGTAGAGGAGGTACTTGGGCGTCACCCCGAGGTACTTAGTCGCAGACGCTATTAAAGCCCACGGGCTGTCGTTGTCTGTTCCACCTTCGTCGGCTTCGCCACTCTTATTGCGCTGAGGAAAGTGGTAAGAGCGAAAAAATCACGCACCTCCAAACGCTCGGTAAGGCGCAGGAACGCGAGAGCGAGGTCGGACACCCCGTGCTTCGCCTCAATCTTTCGTGCGAGCTTCTCCACTGGGTCACCCTTGAGCAGGCGAAGCACACGCTCCAGCATCGAGGGGAACGGAGCAGGCGCACCGAGGATGAGCAAAGAGATAGCACGCGACAATCCGTGGGCGTGCCGTGCCGTACGTAGTGCGGTGATAACTGCCGAACTATCCTCGCTCGCTGGCTCGAGCATCTCATCTGGGAGCTTGCTCAACTCATCGCTTACACTTATCAGCGTGGCGAGCGTGGGCGGTGCCACCTTGTACACCTCTTCCCCGATAGTTATCTCTGTAACACGTTGGAGTATTGCGTCTGCTGTCTTTGTTTCAGTCGTTGCCATAGTTGGTTGGTTAGTATGCTAGTCTGTATATCTTTCCCTTGTCGAGCTTTGCGCGCTTCTTCTTGTCTAGTATCTCGGTGAGTACGACATAACGCACCGCGTCGAGAGCGTGGTTAAACGCATCTATAGGCTGGTCAAGCCATCTGCCGTCGTGCGACTGCCTCCACGTGTAGCTGCGTAGCTCCTTGCGGAGGTTGTTAGATCGCTTTGTAACGTAGATTTTCATTGAGCGCATCTTGTCGATACCAGCCTTAATCGAATCTGCGCCCTTTGTCGCTGGGTGAATGTCTATGCCCCTGCGTGCTATCTCTGCTATCGTTCGAGGCTCTGCGCTATCGGCTATAACCTTCACGCCCTTTGCTCCAGCTCGTAGCAGGTCGGCAATGTCCGAGGCGAATAGCCCCGACTGGTAGATAAGCTCATCGAGGTAGAGGGCGTCATCTGTATAGCCAACAAGGATAGCAGCGGTAGGGTCATTGGTGAACCCAAAGTCCATGCCAACACGAATGTGGCGCAGTCCCTCGGGGAGCGCATCGATAACCTCGTGGGAGGGATACACCAGCCCCTCCACCTGCGCCTGCTGCCCCTCGCCATACACACGCCATAGACTGGGGTTCGTATCCTTCAAGGATAGCAGGTTGTCGATGATAGCCTGCTCCAAGAAGGGGTTATCACGGAAGGTGGTTATGAAGTGATACGTGCGCTCGTCTCTGTTGAGTGCGCAGAGCCAGTGGTCTTCGCTGAACGAGGGGTTGTAGTCGAGGACGCAGAAGCGTGTGGTGCGCATTCGCAGCTGTTGCCACTCAATCTCCAGTAGCTCGTTCGCCTCATTGACGAATAGCACGTCACGCTTGCGCCCTCTGAGCTTCTGTTCGCTGTCGGTGCTGATGAAGTCTACCACCGAGCCGTTGGGGAGCGTGTAGATAAGCTCGCTCTTGTTGAACGCCTTCTCGTTCCACAGCTCCATGCGTAGCAGTATCTCCTTGAAGTCGATAAGCACCGAGCCCTTGAGGGCTGGGAGCGTACCACGAACGATCGTTAGGCGTGTCTTAGGGTGCTGGGCTAGGTAGGTGATTAGGTAGATGAGGATATTGTACGTCTTCCCAGAGCGTGACGACCCTTGGGCAGAGATAACTGTCTTCCCTGCCCGCAGAGCCCTGTCGAGGATACGCACAATCTTATTCGCCCTTATCGTCATCTGCGTCTACAATCTCCACACGGATAAAGGGTATCAAATCCTTACCGCCAGCCCCAGTGACCTCGGTGCGTTCGCTGTACCCTCTGGAGCGCCCCCTAGTCTTGAGATAGAAGATGATGGAGGTCACGTCACCTTCATCTATCTTGTTCATCAGTGCGCTCTCTACGTGGTCTACCTGTATCTCACGAAGCGCATCTACTGCGCTTGCGAACTCGGCATCCTCGTTCATCCAGCGGTGGAACGTGCATCTGGCAATACCCGCAACCTCGCAGGCTGGGTGGATAATCCCCCTGCTCGAAGCGAGGGCTTCCAGCATCTTCTGCTTTCGGGCATCCTTGGCTCGCTTGGCTTCGCTCCCCTCTGGGCTTGGCCCTTTCTTTCGCCCTCGGGTGAGCTTAGCCTTGTCGGTGGTCGCCCATTTCGCCTTCTTTTCTGCCTTTTTATCCATAGTCTTGTTATTTGCTATCAGTCACTTACGTATAGATACGAAAAAAGGGGCAGTGCGCCCCTTTTCCGTTAGATTAATCCCTGCTTTATTGCAGAGTGATACTTATCTGGCGTTGTTGTCTCGATGGTGATAGTTGAGTCTCCACGCTTTAGGACTATCCGGTGCAGTCGCCCCTGCGCTTTCGTCTCTGCTATCATCCGAGCCTTTACGGCATCGAGACACCGCTCCCGCTCTGTTTGCTCCTCGAGGCTGATGTGCGACCTCTGCTGGTACAGACGCTTCTTAGCGGCGTAAGTAGTATCGATCTTTCCCATAGGCTTAGTAAGTTAGTTACTCCTTCGGCGTGGCGTGTAGTGCATCGAGAAACGCCTCGGCTACCGCCTTTCCGTACTTATCGGAGAATACTCCGTGGAAGCCGATCGAGAGGCGTGTACCCCTCATCGAGAAGATAGCCCCAGTGGCTTCGTCTATGCCAATCTGCAAGCCCCTTTGAAGCGTCGTCCATTTGATGCGTGACTTTGCGTCCATACCCTTATCTGATTAGTCCGACTGCATCGATCAAGCGCACCGAGGTAGCCACGCTGTCCGTACCGCTCTCTGCGGTGTGGCAAGCCTCGACCACCCCCAGTTCCTTTACCAGCACCCTCTGTGATGTCGCCTTACCCCTGCCGTCCGTAAGCCCAACGATATAGTAGTGATAGCTCTCTCCGTCTACGTCAAGTCCGATAGCCTCGGACACCCCGAGTGGCTTGAGGCTCTTTATCTCTACTGCATCAGAGGAGAGGCTGGCAAGGCGGTCTAACACCTTGGCTTCTGCTTCTGTGTAGGAGAGTGCGTCCACAAGGTGCGTCTCCGTGGTTTTCTTGTCGTCCATGTTGCTGTATGCAACTCGTGCGAGGAATAGTTCCATATTGTTAGTGTGTTTACGTTAGTTGTCTGTACTGCAGGTCTGCAGATCGTAGTCCTGGGTGATTTCATCGATGATCTCCATAGCCATATCCCAGTTACGACACATAAGGCCTTCGGAGATGAGGCGAGAAAAACGCTTAGCCGTGTAGGCTGGCAGGCTGTTCATCGAGACGAATACAGTAATGCGAGCCGTCTGCGCTTTTGTAGGCAGTCTCTCTCGTCCATAGCCGTAGCTCATAGCCAGCTGGCAGTAGTGCCGCGCCTTGTCTAAGTCCTCACGCCCACCCTTCTCGTGGTGGCGAGATACGTATTTAACTACGTTCCCCTGGAAGAAGTCCAAGCCTAATAGGCTGATCAGTTCGATTGGCTGGAAGCGCATATTCTTGTAGTGGCTTCCGCCTACCTGTGTATCGAGTGCATTCATATAGTTAGCATCGTGGTTTATTTATTCTCTGTCTCCCGCTTGAGTAAGCTCCAGACGTTCCCAGCGTATAAGTCCCAGAAAAACGCCTTAGCCTCTTCGAGTGTCTTAGCTTTGAGCTTCACCACCTCGAAGTCTCGCCACGAGTCAAGGATATATCCCCAGTAGCCACTCCCCTCGATTTGGTGTATATAGAAGCTCATGCCTATGTCCGTGTGCGCTACTATCATATCATCCCTGCCCGTCTTCCTCCAGCAGAGAGGCAACAGCTCACGTTCTATTTCCTTTTGCGTCATAGTTCGTTGTGTTGATTAGAGTGCGCCCCACCGTCCCAGGCGCGGAAGGTCTCGCGTGCGGTAACCGCCAGCAGGGCGCACTCGTGGTTAGTTATGTTCGTTGCGTTCGGTCTTGAGCTTGTCGAGGGCTTCTATTGCCTCCTCCCATTCGCCTCCGAAGACGTAGGTAATGACGCTCTGTGCGGTGTCACTTAGTGGCACTTCCTTCGATATCTCCCGTAGCTCCTTGAGTAGCTCGGCGTAGTCCTTCGTGTCTGCCTCAAATTTGAGGTCTGAGGTTGCACGACAGCTCTCTATCGCTGTCTCTATTCGGTATGGGTCTTCCGTGTTCAAGAAGTTCACCGTGTCCGATAGCACTAACCCTCGGAAGTAGTCGATGCGATAGGTGACAAGCAGGTTGATGCACCACGCTGTCAGTATCTCTTTTTGTTCTCTGTTCATAGCTTTATTGCAGCTTATATAAGTTTGCACGGAGGGCGGACAGCTGCCCCTCGAGGGTGGCTACCTTCTTGGCCATCCGTTCTATCTCCGCTGTCTTTGTCTTGCGCAGAAGCTCTGCCTCCTGCTTCGCCTCATTCTTTTCTCTTATCGCGTCGCCAACCAGTCGCTCCCACTTCCTTGCGTAGTAGTAGCGTGCAGCGAGAATATGGTGCTCTGACATAGCAAGGGATGAGACAAGCGAAGAGAGGATTATGAGCCCCATATACGGAAGGAAGAACGAGATGAAGTCCGTGGTCAGATTATACATTGTCTTGCTTCTTATGAATTAGTCGTGCTTGAATAGTCGGTACACCAGCTCCACCTGCCACGCTCTAAGCTCTTTCTTAGCTTCGTCGATGGTAGGCATAAGCCGTGCGATGTCATTCTCTGGGAAGGATGTACGGCTACCGCTTGCGAGGTACTTACCCCCGTACTCTTGGATGTAGGCATCGAGGGGTAGCCCAGTCTGCGCTCGCTTGTTTCCTTCCTCGAAGTCCACCCATACAAGATCTCTCAGCTGTTCGTCTATCTGCTCGCGTGTGACCTCGTTATTCTTGCCGTTGCCCCTGCGTTCGTACCACAGCGTGAGCGTCACTGCGAGCGCCCACACAAATAGCCCACTGCAAGCGATGATGAGCAGGTCGATGATGTTTGACTGTGTCATAGCTTATTTCTGTATTAGGTGTTATAATTGCTTGCTGTAAAGTCCACCGCCCAGATTGACGTAGCCCTTAAGCCCCATTACCTCACTATACACGCTGTCAAGGATTCGGTACACTCCCTTGCCACCTGGACTTAGATAGGCTTCTACAAGGTCATCCCAGCGGTCAATGATTGGCTTGTAAAAGGGGAATGCCTCAACGACCTTTTGAAGCTCCTCTTTCGTGACCTCCCCATACTCCACAAGGTCATAGCACCTTGAAAAGTCGTCCCAATCATACGGCACGTCAAAGCCAGCGTAACAACTATCCCCGTCACGTGCAACACCCATCAAGGCACACCACATCGTTCTTGATGATACGCCAACGTGTCGCGTGCCTATCCATTCCAGCATCTTAGTCTTGTTCATGCTTGTTTTATGTGCTTTGAGCTATATCTTCTTAGTATTTCTTCCCGTGCAGAGCAGGGCGTGTGGCGTTATACTTGAGCTTGAGCTCTATGTGCGTCATAAGGTCGATGCCGAGGTGGTCGCAGAGCAACTCGAGGGACTTGATGGAGTTAAGGAAGCCAAATGTAGGGTCGCATTTTTCGTCCGCAATACATAAATCTGTGACTATCGGCATGAGCGCATCCGTGAGCATAGGAGGAATGCCATCCTCGCCATATAAATCAATTCCGTAATTCACCTTCCATTCAGGTAGACCATGTCGATCAATAAAGTCCCCCAGCAGGTCAAGCAGGCGTATCACTGCGTCGGCGATCTCGTCCTCCACCGTGTCCTTGACAAGGCGGAGGAACTCTTGAGCATAGGGCGCACCCGCTATACGCTGGAGTGTGTCTATCGTGTCGGGGTCGAGCTTCGCCCACTTGCCGATGCGGTCAGCCTCGATAGCCTCGTGAAGCTCTCCGAAAGCGAGCATCAGATAATGCCCGACGGTGTGCGTACCATCCCAAAAGCCTTTAGCCACCGACCGCTCGTGGCAGTCCTTGGCGTAGCGGTTGAGCGTGTCTGCGTTGTAAAGTCTGTATGTCATAGTCGTTGCTATTTGATGATGTGTGATAAGATGTGTTTTATTACTTCCACCGTCCACCCGTTGCCGAGCATCTTGTAGGCTTGCGTGTCGCTGCATCCCCACTTGTACCAGTCGGGGATGGTTTGCAGTCGGGCGCATTCGGTGGGGGTTAGCCTACGGAGCATACAGCCTATTTTAGCCACGGGCTGTCCGCTGCCGTCGTTCCTCGCTCTTGCGGGGATGCACGGGGCTTTGCCTCCTGCAATTTCTCGGAAGCCTCCGTCCACCTTGTGTGTGCGCCATGTACCTACCGCCAACTCTACTACGGGTTGGTTATTCCCATCTTCACGTGACTGAGCATTTAAGCATGGTGACTTCATTGTCTTCATTCTTCGGAACTCTACTCCCCCAAAGAACCTAAGAGAACCGACCGCAACGACCAACGTCATTCCATTAGCCCGAGCGCCTTTATAGGAGGTGGACAACAGGGCATTGCTTTTCTCGTCAGGGCTTCGGAGGTTCTTGGCTATCCAAGGGTCTTTGTCTTGCTGAGGGGGGAGGGGGAGATTGCGCATATAGTATTTCTCGTCCACTTCGTCGTCGAGGATGTCTCCGATGTAGATGCCTCGGTCGGCTGGCTGGGGGATGTCTGTGATCAGTTCACTCCATATTCCCTCGCTCTTCGTACGGATGTTACTCCAGTAGAGGCGTACTCTGTTCTGAGCGGAGACAAGGGCGGAGTTAATCACAACAGGTCTAATGCCGAGGCTTTCGTTTATCCTCACCTCGTCTGCTGGACGCATCCGTACATTCTCGAGGAGGTACTTTACGTTGGGGTTGAGCTTTTGCACGTGGTGCAGGATGTCAAGGAACACCCAATACAGCCTGCTTCGTGGGTCATCGTGACCGAGCATTTTACCAGCGAGCGAGAAGCCCTGACAGGGCGAGCCAGCGAGAAGGAGGTCTATCTCCTCCCACTCAATGTTCCACTCCCTCCACTTCTCCACGTCTCCGAGCTGGATGGTCTCGGGGAAGTTGAGCTGCGTCTGTGCGATAGCGTGCTTGTCTATCTCGCTGGCGTAGTATCGTTCGATAGGCACGCCCAGATCTCTCAAGGCTATCTGCCCGCAGCTCATTCCGTCAAAGAGTGATAGTACTTTCATTCTTTCGCTTCTTCTCTCTTACTCATCACTGGCTTCGTGCGCAGGGGGCGTGGCACACGCTCCAGCGCTGCGGGCTTTGCCGTGGGGGCTTGGTACTCGCACTTGGTCAGCACCTTCTCTGCGAGCTTGAGGGTGATGTCGTTGACCTTGCCCAGCATCTCAAGGAGCTTGTGTTGCTGTTCGCTCACGAACGAGAAGTAGTGTTCTACCTCGCCCTGCATCTTGGAGAGGTCACGTGCGTCTCTCTTGCGGGTAGCGTCCATACGCTCAAGGAGGCGCAGGCGTGAGTGGAGCGTCCATAGGAGGTAAGCCATCACGAGCAGGCCTGCAGAGAGTAAGAGTAGTAGTGTGATTGTCATTTGTCGAATAGTTTGGTAGGTGTTGCGATGTGGTGGATGGCGAGGAGTAGTGCATCTCGCTCCTCTTGGTTGGTGCGAGCGAGCTTACTCTTAGGTAGCGTAAGATTGTGACGCCTGCATACTTCGAGTATTTCAGAGTGGGTGATCTTTCCATCTTGTCCTCTCCAGTGCTTGAGCAGGGGCTTTTGGCAGATGATAGGGAACTCTTTTGCCCGTATCGCATCTCGGAGAAGCTCGCCAACCATAGCGCACCGCCCAAGGTGGTAGCCTTTCTTGGCTACAACTCTGTGGCTATCTTTTGGTGATGCGTGCCAGTTGTGTGCTGTCCCCCACACATTCTCGAGGACAAAGCGGTAGGAGTATTCCGTGTCGAGATACCTCTCGTCCTCTTCGCACCGCCATTCGCTGAGCAGGTCAAGTACCCTAAGGAATGGTATCGTCTCAAGGTGTACGGAGCGGTCGTTGAGATTGACGACCGCCCACCCAGAAGCCTCTGTATCTGGGTCAATCCCGATGATAAGAGGCTTCTTCGTGGTAGTCGTAGCGCTCATTAGAACGGGAGTGCGTCAGATTGTACTGGGGCTTGTGGTGGCGTCTTCGCCTTTTCCGTGGCAGGGGCTTGTTCTGGCTGTGCCTGCTGTTCTGGTAGCCCAGCTCCGTTTTCAACCTTCCACGCTCTGACAGAGGTGTACCATCGCCCATTAAACTCCCTGCTCTCAATGTCGATGAAAGCAGTTACCTCCTGACCCACCTGCACGGGGTACTTGGCCACATTGTCGCCGAACACCTCAAAGCACACTTTCTTGGGGTACTCCCCCAGCGTCTCGAGGATGTACTCCTGCACCTGCCATTGGTTGCCAGCCTTGCTCGTCCCAGTGCGAAGAGGGAGGGCTTGTAAAATTCGTCCAGTAATTTTCGATTCGTTCATGTCTATGTGAATTAAATTGCGTCTATTCTGATGCCTTGATTAGCCCCCTGCGCTTCCACTCGTCAAGCGTCCAGAAGTTGGTAAAAGGGGTCTTGTCCCAGCCACCCTCATCGCCACTGCTCCGATTGTGAGTTCCGTTTTGTAAGCTCACCAGCTTTATCTCGCTGTAGTTTGGGTGCCCTGTGAACCGAGAGTACACGATGGATGATGTCGCACCAATCTTTGATGCGTACTCCTCGCATGCCTTTGAGATTATCATCCCCTCCTCCATCACCATTCGCTCCAGTTCATCGAGGAGCTCTGGTGGCAGCTCTATCTTGTTGGGAGGTGTCATTGCCATGTGTCTTTCCGTTGCTTTCTGTGGTCAGGCACTCCGACAAGCTGTATCTCGATGCAGTCGCCACGAAGGCGGGAGACAGCTCTATCTCCGTAGCGCTGTAGCTCTGACCACGGGAGGTTTGTGGTGGCAACAATCGGCGCATCTCGGTAGCCAAAGTCGGAGCGCTGGTTGATGAGGTCTGCGAGGCTCGCTTTGTTCCCGTATCGCTGGAAGGTGGCTGGCTCACTGCCGAGGTCGCCGATGTGAAGCACTCGGTAGCTTAGCGCCGTATACCTGCCATCTTCGCTGTCGATATAGTCCGACATGTGCCATAGGGCGTGCGTATCGCCATTCCAGAGGAAGGGCTTCATCACCCTGCGACTACTACCGCCATCGTAGAATGGGCGGTGCAAGCCAAGCATATCGCTAAGCTCTCGGAGTAGAGATACCAGCATCGTTTTACCCGTACCAGTCTCACCCATCACCAGTAGCCCCTTCATCGGGTCGTCTATTTCTGGGTGAGGTAGAGCCAGTAGCCACGAAACGGCTTTGATGTAAGCTGCGGTGCTAACCTCGTCTAGTTCGAAGTTGGGCGTAGCCCGCTGACCGAGTGCCACAATGTAGCTAAAGGCGGTGCTTATGTCAATCTCTTTGTACACGTCGTACACCTGCCTTGGCGGTAGCCCCTCGATGCGCTCCGCCTGTATCTTCTTCACGAAGTCTGAGGCGAGGGGGAGTGCACTTGTCTTCTGTGGTGGTTGCTCTGCGTTGTTCATTGTCTAACTTTCATTTCACTCATTACACGCCTTGCCATCTCGGCCGTCTTAGCCTTGTACGCCTTGACCTCCTCACTATCCTCTCGGCTGGCCTGCTCCGCCTTCTCCTTCGCCCACATGTCGTTGGAGTAGCCGTGCGAAGCTGGAGGCGGTGAGGAGGGCTTAGAGGCGTGGTTGTCTCGATAGCACCCCTCTACGACCTTAGCAAAGTTGTCAGCTTTGACCAACCACGATAGGTTCGCCATAGCCTTGTTGCCTCGGAGGAAGGTGGACGCCTTAGCCTCCTCCAGCATCTTCTTGAAGAGTGCTATTGCATTTAGCGTGGTGGCTATCGTGGGGCGCTCCTTTGCATTGCCATCTGGGCGGTCGGGCATCAGCGCGAAGAAGAGCTCCTGCCCATCTCTGCATATAGCCCGACTTAGCACCATAGGCTTAGCGAAGTCCTCATCGCCTGCAGTCGCCTCCTCATAGAGTGCCTTCCACACCTTGCCGTAGTCTCGCATATCGGAGCTGGGGTACATTAGCGAGCTAACCATAGAGCGAAGCGAAGTATCCTCTATCGCCTCTAACTCGATGCGCTCGCTCTCAATTCCCCCCTCGGGGGTTAGGGGGCTACTTTCTATTTCTACTTTCTCTTTTTCTTTTAGGGGGGTATTTATTACCCCCCCTATAGTCCCCCCCAAAGTAGAGCCCAAAGTAGAGGGAAAAGTAGAAGAGCCTTCTCTACTTTCGTCTACTTTCATTTCTACTTTCTCTACTTTCTCTACTTTGGTGGTTTTTGCGTCTACTTTGCTCTCTACTTTCGTTTCTACTTTGCTCTCTACTTTGCTACTTTCGCCTTCTACTTTTGAGCGATTGCGCTTAGCCTCGCGAGCTCTATCTAAGCCATCTTTCACCGCTTGACTTACATTGTAGTTCCGCTTCTTCGTGGTAGGCTCTTCGCTCTGCTTTCGCTCCGTGCTCCCGATGGAGGAGAGGTGAGAGGTGAGGCGAGGAGAGTAGAATACCTCTACCCCATCTTCATCTACCTCTATCTCGAATAGCCCGTAGTCCTCGATAGTAGAGCGAACAACCTCCGCACGTGGTCGCTTTGGAAGGATGTTCGCCAGCCGCTTAGCGTTGTTTGGGTAGCTGTATCCGCTCTCGTCCTGCTGGGCGAGCTTTAAGAGTAGTGCGGTGTACACCCCCCATCCTGCCAGCCCGTGGTCTGCAGTCAGCGCTTCTATCTTAGCATCCTGCATAGCGAAGATGTCGAGAGGTATGTACTTATGCTTACACATATTCTGGGAGTGTAAAGTATGTAGTATTGAGTGTCCGCCCAGTGAGCAGTAGGCCATCGTGGTAGAGGTCTAGAAGGACTGGGCGTAGGGTATCAAAGTCGCAACCAACGACCGAGGACAACTGCTCTTTTAAGATTATAAGCGGTTGCCGTCTAGCGTCACTGCGATGTTGCAGATGTCGCTTGATCCTGTCGAGCACTTCGGAGCGGTCTAGCTTATGCATTCTCCTTAGTCTCCTTCGCCCTGCGCTTTCTCTCGGCTCGAAGTGTGAGTAGCCTATCCATCGTGCTATCCGCCATTCGTCTGTAGTAGGTCATCCGCTTGTTGTTCGCACACATTTTGGTGGTTATGAAGCTCAGCACCTTGTTGTGGTTGTGGATGTGTACGTCTAGCTCGAAGTCGTTTAGGATTGATAGGTCTATCTCACTAGGATATAGTCGAAGTCTTCCCATAGTCTTTATCTTTTGTGGTGGTTATCGTCGTGTCATCTTCTGCTCCCTGCGCAGGCACTCTGCGTAGGCTTCCACGTCAAGGATGAGTGTAGAGCGTTCATCTTGTAGGAAGGCGCTAGGGTACTTTGCTACTCTGGAGTTAAGTGCGCCCCTCGACTTGATGCCGAGGAAGTCGAGCACCCTATCTCTCCCTGCTATGTATCTCTCGCTCTGCTTTGCGCTCTCGTTGTGCTTGCTGAGGGCTTCGCACACTGCAGAGGAGATGAGTTCGGAGAGCTCTACTGGGCTAAGGATTACTGCGGTGTCCATTATATCCATCGTTTATTCATTTCAACCTCTCGCTCTATTTCGCCTATCAGCCCGTTCTCCTCGGGAGTGGGTAGGTACACCCCCACCTCCTTAGAAGCCCAGTCACGAAAGCGGTCTATTGCGGTGGTCATCTCTTTAGTGTCAAGCTCGGCACTGGAGCGCAGCACGTAGTATCGCCCGATACCCTTACCCTCTTTCTCTCGGAGGAAGATGTCTGCGTTCACATGGCGCTTGAAAAACTCCTGCTTGATGTACTCCATTCGCTCGCCATACTGGAGGGCGAAGTAGGAGAGTATCAGATGCAGGTAGCTGTTCTGCTTGAGAGTGCGCTTACCCCTCTTCTCGGTGAGCTCAACGAGCGCCCCTTGTCGATAGAGTAGGTTTCCTCGCTCTTTAAATTGCGCTCTGTCGAGCTCACGGGAGAGGTCGTATGTCATCGGAGTGTAATCTTTACGTAGCTCTTGCGGACTACCTTCTTAGCGTACTGCTCGGCAAGCTCGGGGTGCTCTTCCTTAAATCGCTTGCTGTCGAAGGTGGTACTCTCACTTTCAGCTACCAGCGTTAGTAAGAGGCTCTGCGTCTCGAGCTTCTTCAGTCCACTCTCTTCCATTCTCGCCTTGAGGATGTCGAGAGCCTCCTGCTTTTCTGCTTCGCGTCGGTCTATCTCTTTCTTCAGTGCGATAATCACCTCCTCCTGCTCGCTAATTCTCGCCAGAGCCTCCTCTTCGGGGCTTGTGAATTCCACGGGCTTGGGGGTAAATACCTCGCCATCTAGATAGGCTTGAATAACCTCTTCGATGTCGTCATCGCTCTTTCGCTCCACCTCCACTAGCTTCGCAGTGCTGCCTCGGAGCCAGATGCCGTAGAGCTTAGATGAGGGGCGCTCGAGGAAGATGTTCTGCTTCGTGAATAGGTAGTCGCAGAAGGAGAGCTGCCATGAGAGACTCTCTATATCGAGCTGGCTTGTGGTCTTGATGTCGTAGAGGTTGCCTTTGTCGTCGATGCAGTCAATCATCGTAGCTACCACCTCGTCGTCTGTCACGAGGTATTCGCTGTAAATCATCGTGATGCCTTCCCTCGCGAGTAGCTCGTGGTAGTTGCGTGCTTCCTCACTGGAGCTTTCGTTGATAGCTCCTTCCCCGAAGAGGTTTACGTCCTCGCATTCGTTGTGGATAGCCGTGCCACGCTCAGCCGCCTTTGCGAGTATCGCATCTGGGATGCCCTTATACTTGTCTGGGAAGAGTGCCTGCTTGAGTATCGACGTCACCCCAGTAAGCTGTCGCCCGTCTGAGGTGGTGTATGTGTGGCTCTGCTCATCGAAGCGCACCGACGAGCGGTGCAAGTCTAATGCGTTCATTTCTTGGCAGTCTTTTGTGCGAACACCGCCTTTAGCCTCGTCGCCTCGCCCTTTACAGAGCGGTCGTCCTGCATTTCCTTCGGGAGGCTTCGGAAGATATTCGCAAGTTCATCTAAGCTGCTTGCCTTTGCTAGCTCGTTAATAGCTCCCTCTACTTTGCTCTGGTAGTCGGGGCTTGTCGTCGCCTGCGGCGCCTGCGGTACTAGCTCGTGTGTGGTAGCGTCGGGGTCTTTGTCTTCGTCAGTCGGAATGGTGAAGAGCTGGAAGAGGGCATACTTGAGAGCTATGCTCATCGCCTTGTTCATGCCTTTATCTCCGCTGTCCATCGCCTCGCCTACCACCAGTGTCGTAACGGAGGAGCCGTCGGAGGCGGTGAAGTGGTGGCGGATAGTGGCTCGGGTGTAGAGCAGAACGCCGTTGCGCGCCTGTCGCTCTGTTACCTCGTAGCTCACAACCTCGGGAACGATAACGATACCGCACTTTGCGAGTATCGGGTGCAGTCTGTTGTAGACGTCGTCTACACCTCGGAACTTAAAGCCCTGCTGCTGGTTCGTGTTGCCCTTGGAGATAGCCCCGACAAGCTCATTAGCTTTGATAAGGGCGTCATAAATCTTGGGTGTCTTTGTTTCCGTGTCCATCTTGTGTCTGCGTTAGAGATTGTCGCCATGTGCTGGCGTGTTGCTAAATAGTTTGTCTACTTTGTGGCGCGCCTCGTCCTCTCGGAGTTGGCGCGCTAGTGCAATTCGCCACGGCTTGTCCTCTCGGAGTTGTCGAGCAGTATGTTTATTCAAATAGAAACAATGCTAGAGTTGCTAGCCCTAGGTGGTGCGCCCGCTCTAAATTGCAGGCGTGATTGTCAACTTTTTCGGGGTGGCTTGTCTGTCCCAGATTTACCACCCCACTGTAAACACTAAATCAAACCCAATGAAGATTCATCTTTGTGGGCGGGGCGGCCTCGAAATTAGCCGCACCCGCCACGGATTGAAGAAAAGAACCTATCAGCTATTACTTGCCGTGGCGCTCAATGGCTCGCCACGTATATATCGAAGCCCCAAGAAGTGCAATGCCTGCGAGCTTCTTAACGATGAACTCCGAGGTGGAGAGGTCGGGGGTAAACGCTGCGTCTGTGTCGGAGACTATTAGAAGCCCCCCTAAGAATCCGAGGAGGATAAGCCCGCCTGCTACTACATAAGCAATGGCAGTTATCACTCTGTCTGTCGTCATATCTGCTCGTTTCATATTCGTTGTCTTTATCGTTCTGTTATGTTGAGCCAGCGCTCTGTGTCCGCTATCTCTCGGGCGTTGCGCTCGCTACGCTCTATCTCACGCTCTGCGTCGTAAAGCACCCCGCAGAAGTCGGTGCTGTCGAACGGGGGGAAGTCCTTCACCCCTGCCCTGTTGTCGTATTCGTAAGTCAGTTCAAACTCACCGCCCGAAAGCTCTAGGGTAAGAATGAGCGTTGATTCGTCGGTGAGCCGTGGGTCGTCTATTATGTAGATGCACTGCTCCGTGGTGCACCCGCCATAGTCTGCGATGGACTGCGTCATTTCGTAGACTACATCCTTGAGGAAGGATGCGGTGACCTCGCTGTAGGAAATGTCTTCTTCGTTGTACATAGTTGTCTTTGTTACGTTACTGGTGTCGTCAGGAGGCTTCCGAGCCTCGGGTATTCCGTGCCTTCCACGGCTTCGCCCTGCGCACATTAGGTCGCAGGCTAACGACAATGGATTAATCACGTGCAGGCCTTTCACCTGCAGATTATCTGTATTCGCCATTGTTTGTATCAAGAATGTCAAAGATCGCTCAGTAATGAGGGCTAAGCCCTCGGGGGTGCACAGCTTGTTAGCCCTTTAGGTAATTATATACCGTCGAGCGTGCGAGCTTGTATTTCACTCGTAGACTGTGCACGGCATCTTCTGTTCCCATACCTTCGTCTTTCATCTTCGCGAACGCTGCTCTGACTTTGTCAGCGCGCTCTGCGAGTATCTTAGACTTGGGCTTTAGGGCTCTTCGCTTTGCCATAGAGGTCTACTTGTTTTGTATTTCATTATCTTTGTCGGTGTCTATTCTTAGACCCGCTCTTGTTGTCCTCTCTTGGACTACACTACAAAGGTATAACCTTTTTGGTAATATACCAAACGCTCTAGGTTATATTTTAGTATGATTTGAGCTAAATCGCTATAACCTAAAAGGTTATGAATGAGAAAAAACTTTTAGAGTTGGGCAAATACCTCCGAGATACGGGGCATACCCAAGCTTCAATAGCCGCTCAGCTCGGTGTAAGCCAGCCGTACGTTAATGCACTCCTCACGGGGCGCAAGGCTTTTGGCAAGTCGCAGGCGAAGAAATGGGGGGATTTGTACAACCTCTCTCCATCATGGCTGCTCACTGGGGAAGGCGATATGCTGAAGGCTGGCGCACCAGCCACACAGCCCACGCAGGAGAATAGCGCCCGCCCGCTCGTAAGCAGTGACCGAGACTGGGTGGACATCCCTCTCGTACCGCACAGAGCGCAGGCAGGAGCGTTGTCTGGCTTCGGTGACCCCTACTGGGAAGAAGATAAGCAGACGATGCCCGTACTAATAGATAAGCGACTGAAAGGGGATTACCTGCTCTTCGAAGTATCTGGCGACAGCATGGACGACGGGAGTAGCACCGCATTCCTCGATGGAGACATCCTACTCTGCCGAGTGCTACCTAAAAGTGATTGGCAGTTTGGTATAAAGAAGCGCGGGGAGACCTACTGCGTCGTGGCGACAGACGCCGAGGGCATAGTGCTCAAGGAGGTAGTGAACCACGACAAGGCTAACAATGAGATTACCTGCCACTCCCTCAACAGCCAGTATAAGGACTACTCAGTGAAGCTCGACGACGTGCAGGGCATCTTCTATGTCGAAGAGCTGGTAAAGCGAAAGTTCTAGACTATATATGTACGCGTACGCGCGTATAAAGCACTACATACGACCACTTTTAATAACTCTAAATACAACCATTATGAAGAAATTACTACTCTCGCTCGTGGCGGTCATTGCGATTGCTATCTCCTTTGCCTCGTGCAAGAAGGACAGCCCCACCCCCTCGAGCTTCTCAATGGAGCAGCTTTACGGAACGTGGCGCATCACGAAGGTAGAGCAGAAGGACGGCTCTATGCTTGACGTCACCAGCGCTATCGCACAGCTGGTGTTCCCCGCAACATACGCCACGTTCGACAAGGATGGCAAGTACCAAGGGAGAGGCTACTTCGGCAAAGGAGAAGGCACTTACAAGGTATCGGGAAATACCATCATCTGCTATATCGACGGAGCCGAGTACGCACGATACGAAGTACTCAGCATCAGCGGAGACACTGCCCTACTGAGAGCGAGCATCTCGGGAGAGAGCGTAAAGATTGAGTGCAAGAAGCAATAGCACCTACCACCCACAACCACGAAAAACCATATTGTTGGATCCAACGATATGGTTTTTCTTTATCCCAGTATATTATGCTACCTATCCGCCGCACGTGCCACTTCCTCCTAGACAAGCAGAAGGGGTGGAAGGCTTTACAAGTCCGCTACCGCATCCGCTATGGAGGCGGGTACATCACAAGCGTCTATGTTGGCTACCGAGTAGACCCCGACAAGTGGAGCACCGAGGCGGAACGATGCCTAAAGAACACCACCCACGGAGACAGACGCACGCCAGCCGCTATGATAAACCGAGCCCTGCGGTACACCGAGGAGGCAATAGAGAGCGCATTCTCCTACTTCGAGGAGATAGAGCACCTACCCACTCCCGAGGAGCTAAAGGAGAAGTACAATGAGTACCTAGGGGAGACGCTTGGCGCATCAAAGCAAGCACCAGTAAAGGTCGCCCCAGAGGACAAGCGAAAGGTAGTATCACTCATCGACCTATTCATCGAAGCCGAGAGCGTCCGCAGGAGCTGGAGCGAACGACATAGAGCCAACATACGTACCGCACGTATGCACCTCGCAGACTACTCCCAGTCCGCAACGCTAGAGGACATCAGCGAGAAGTGGGTAGCAGGCTTCATCACGCACCTAACAGCAAAGCGAGGCCTGCTCAACGGCTCAGTAGACAAAACTCTCCGCATCCTCAAGAGCGCACTATATTGGGCGCAAGGGCAAGGGCTATACGAAAAGGACTACCGCCGCTTCTTCGAGGTGCGACTAAAGGGCATCGACAGCAACCGAGCCGAGGTATATCTCACATGGGAGGAGCTGAGCCGACTTGCATCTGTGGAGCTTCGCCTACACTCCGAGCGTGTAGCCCGTGACCTATTCTGTTTCCTTTGCTTCACTGGCCTGCGGTACTCCGACTTGAAGAAGCTCACGCACGACAACATCACGCCTACATCAATCAGGTACTACGCACAGAAGACAGACCATCTAATCGAGGTAGACATCAACGACCATGCACGGGCAATACTCGACAAGTACAAGGGCGAGGAGACCCCACTACCACCAATGGCAGAGCAGAGACTCAACAGAACTCTCAAAAGTGTGTGCGAGCAGGCACGAATAGACGCGCCCGTCACACGACTACGATACTCTGGACGCCAGCGCATCGAGGAGACGCTGCCGAAGTATGAGGTAGTAACCTCGCACATCGGGCGTCACACCTTTGTCGTGCAAGCACTCACCCTCGGCATCCCCTCCGAGGTCATCCGTAAATACACGGGACATAAGACCGAGAAGACCATGCGCCCATACGTGGCAATAGCCGACACCCTCAAAGCGCAGGAGATGGAAAAGTTCAACCGTCCGCTGCTATCCTCACAACGGACGCTTAGCGGACGGAAAAGGGTTTCATCTAATGAACGTTAA